CTTCGTCTTTGACTATACCTATACGTCTTGAGTAGATTAACTCCCGGTTAGCCCGTTGTAAGGCGAGCATAGAAGGGTCTACTACCTGTACTTCTCTTGCGATAGTGTCCTTAAAAGAACCTATTTGGTTACGACCACTGTCTAAGTCAACTACACCTCTGCGGGTAACTCCTCGTAGGCCTACTTTTATTTTACCTTGGGCTTTTAAACCGTCAAGTATGTCAGAGCCTATCTTGTGGTATTCTTTAAGTGTTGGTGCTTTGAAGAAGATTTCTAAATCTGACAATTCCTCTTTATGAAGTTTCTTACCGATTTGAATCGCAAGACTGTCGTAGTCACTGGATTGTCCGGTAGCTACGTCTTTCATTATTTCAGACATCATCTTAGTTCTTTTCTTTACAAAGTTAGGGCTAGCTACTTCTTGTATAAAGTCTGCCTTTTTCTTAGTATACCACCATTCCAAATCGAGGAATCTACGCTTTCTTTCTTTTCCTGCTTGGAGGAACTTAGTTAACGCACTGTCTGAGGGTTCACCTCTCCACTTGCGCATAAAGGTTCTGCCAAAAGGAAGGCTTTCAACTCCTTTGAGTAGGTTAGCTTTTGAAGCACCGAAATCAGGTAGGAAACTTGGTAGCCGAGGAAAGTAATTTCTTAGCGGGGAGCGGCCTGTTGCGTAGCTCTTCCTTGCTAAGGATATACCATCTGTGACGGACCAATCTCTAACAAACCTTTGATTCTGTAGAGTTCTCTTAGCTATGTCATTAAAAGTAGTCCATTCGCCCATTATCTGTATCTGAGCTACATCTCCGGATTCACCGAATTTGTATACTTGAGAACGGGAGCGAGAGCGCCTGTCTAATACACGGGATACGTTGACTACGGAATTATTTAGCTCTGCCCTAAGTACAGCTGCAAAGTTGTCCCAAGGCTTACCATCTTTAGCAAAACGCTCCATAACAACACGAAGGTTCTCAATGACAACAGATTGTTGATTAACCGAGACACCATCATTTTCTAAAGAGAGTGCGAATCTCTTAATGAAGTTCTTTTGGTCTAAACTCAGAAGCTTAGAGGCATCCATGTAATCCATCCTCTCTTGCAGTACCTTAAAATCGGGGTCATACACAAGGGTTGATTTAGTCTGACCAGTTAAGGGGTCAACACTTTGATTACGCTCATCGAACTGGTTATTAGCTCTGCGCCTAACTGACTTCTTACCAGGTATTGAGGTACCTCGGTAGTCTGTTAGTGAGAGGTTAGCGTGTATATTGTGAGATTCTGCTCTGTAAAACAAACGCAGTTGTTCTTCAACTTTTGAAGTTCTTAAAAGAGAAGAAGGTCTTCCCGCATTGATTTCTAAAGAGTTTACTGTTTTAGCACTTAATACTTTTTGCCTGATAGGCGTACTATTAGTGTTTTTGTTATCCAACCTGCGTAGGGCAGCTATGGAAAGATCTCTTCCGCTTGAAGTAGTAAAGCTCTCTATGAGCAATTGCCCACTGTCGAAGAGTTCTACTTTCTTTAAATCGCCTTGGAAATGGCGGGCTTTTGTGGCTAAGGGTTGTCGCTTTAACCAAACACCGTAGGTTTCCCTAGCAGGTGCTGCGCCAGTTAAGCGGGCTATCCCTGCGGCATCCATTTCTTCAAGTACTTTCTTTTGTATGTCGGGAGACTTGGATTCCAGTAAGTCGCTGTGAGATTTTACTACGGGAACTAAAGTACTACGACACCTCCAATGTAAAGGCGGAGTAAAACGAGTGTCATTAAGGTCATATACGGCACCGTCATGGTGAGCACAAATAGGTGAAGTACGGCTATCTAATACAGCTGTAAACCTAACCCCTTTCATAATCTCACTGTTCTCTTTGAGCACAGCCAATTGAGTAACCGATTGTGTCCGGGTGATTGATGTGCGCACTAAAGCAGAAGCCTGGGCTTCCGTTAATCTTGTTTTACCTATTACATTGCTTACTATCTCTTTGTTGGTTAGTCCTTTTCGTAGACCTTGTTGGATAGCGGTTCTCATACGAGTAAGTTCGCCAGTACCAAGACCTTGTATTCTTTGAGAGAGGGTACCATTACCTCTGACGTTAGCGCCTACGATGCTTTCCAAAACCTTAGTAGCGCCGGGTCTTCTAATGTTAGCCCAAGTCCCTACAGATTTGTTTAAGTTGTTTGCGGTGAAATCAAGTTCTACAAAAGCGTAATCTTTTATTCCGCTTGTTAAAGAAGAATTCATTTCAGCTGTAAATCTATTAATTTCAGGATTAATTATCTCTTTAAGAGTACGGGTGCCATTTATAGAACCTGATGCGGCTAATCCTTTTTCTAAACGGGTACGATGTTTCCGAATGATACGCTTAGTTGTTGTCTGTACTCTTTCTTCGTGTAGACGAGTCATTGCTGCGTGGTCTATAGTACGGTCGTACAATTTGTTATTAACCCCTGACATTTAAGACTCCTCTATATAATTATGATTGAAGAAGGAAGGCAACAAAATGCTACCTCCTCCTAATAAGTGCTACTTAATATCTTTAAGTTCGATTACTTCAGTTTTATCTCGGCTTGAAATTAAAAGCTTTCCATCTTCGTAGATGTGTATAACTTCGCAGCCATTATTAACGATATCCCCTAATTTTATGGTTCTCTCTGCTTTAGAGGGCACTATTTTAACTTCCTCTTTTTTATTCTTAGTCTGTTTATTTTTCTTTGTACTTGGAGGTAAACTCATATTAAAGCCCCATTATTTTGATAGCAGCTTCTTCATCTAAGCCAACACGGCCATAGAAGTTAATATTTAGTTTTGTACCTACTACTATCCAAGCACTATCTCTTTCTCGGAATGATTCTATTTTCCATAAACCATCTTTTGAAGTAGCTCCCACTTCTAATTTGGGCTTACTCACAACAGGTGTGGGTTTAGCTTTCTTTGGGGCAGTAGTTGCTTTCTTAGCTGTTGGTGTATTACTCATCTTCGTCTTCCTCTAATGTTTCGGGTTGTTTTGATATACTGTTTATCATGGAGTCCATCGGTAAAGGGTCTACTCCGCCCATTACTAAATCATCCTTGCCAATCTCTTCTTGTCCTTTTATATCATCATAATCTGAATCTATAATGTCATTTGCCTTAGCAATGTCGAGGAAAGTTGAGCGTGGGATAAGTCCAGTCTGATACCATTCTGTAACCAGTCTTAACCAGTCAGCTCCAATAGGTGCCGGGTTTAAATCTGGAGTCAAATTAAATTTTATATCTTCTATTTTGTAGTCTGTGTCATACTTCCAGTTAATCATCCAAGTAATGACTTTACGCATTTGTTGGGATACTTTAGTAGACATAGAAGCAAGTATTGCGGATTGTCCAGCATTTCGAATTTCGAGTGCTACACCAGAATCTCTTCCTCCACCAGTTTCTTCTGCCATCATACGGATGCCTAAACGCGCCATCTCGTTAACATTGTTTTGAATTACCGTCTCCATATCGCGTAGTGCGGCAGAAGGGGTTTCTAATGCTTTAATCTCATCGCCTTGTCCTAACTTAATCCAAGAACCAAGACCCGAGCTTACTACTTCCTCAAAAGCGTCGTCTGTCATATCTGACATAATAACAGGAGTATAAGTAGCAGCACCTAATAATAGATGGTTTCTACGAGATACTTTATTGTATAAAGATACTTCGCGGTCTATCAATGGCATTAACACAGGTTCTTCACCGTGGATATTCCCATTTAGAGGTAAGGCAGGTATGTAGGCTAACTGTTTGTTATTAGCTAAAATGTTATTAAAAGTAGTTATTAACTGCCACTTGTTCTTGTTGTTTTGGTTTGAGGCGTGTATACCTCCAGTTACTTGGTAGTTCTGTTGTTCTACTCCGTTAATAAAAGTAACATCCTGAGCAGTAGAGTCTAATTCGTACTTATCTACAACATAGAAGCCTTGTTCATTTAGCCTGTGAACATAAGTGGTATCTATGTAATCAGGGTGTAACGGGTTAGTACGGTAATGTTGTTCAAAAGTTCGTACTACAATAGCCAGCAAACAGTTTGTACCTGTAACCGGATGGCTACCTGTTTTCCAGTTTATTACTGATTCTGCTTTTAACAGTACAGGGTAAGGGGCTAATTGTTTACGCTCTTCTAAGCTAAGGAGGTCCATATTAGGAACAGTAGGGTAATCCACCATAATCCAAGCTCTTGAAGTTTGTAGTTCTTCACTCAATGCTTCATCTAAGAAAGAAAGCATAGAGGTATCGTGTGAGGTAAAAGTATTTTTTAGCCAATCCATAGTACCTTCGGGTACATCCTCTGGTAACACGATCTCTGGTATCTTGCGAAGCATACCACCCACTAATACTTTGATGTATTGTGCGGTTAATCCAGGTAGCTCTGCTTCTGCCTTGTAGAACGAGTATTGTTCAGGGGTCATCGAAGGGCTAAATGGTAGTAATATATTTGAGAAGCTATGAGAGTCTAAGGTAGCATCAAGTTCTTTTATGTGGTTTTGACCGTTCAGTATACCACGGGCTGTACGCCAGAGTGGTTTTAGTGACTCATAGCGCCCGTTAGGGTCGCCGATGGCCTTTGAGCTATTAGCTGCTGTATTTGTGTTAGCCACTTAGGCCTCCGTTGATTTGATTAAGTTTAAATTAGTTCCCTGTTTATAACTATAAGTAGCGAATTTATAGTTAAGGGTAGGGCGACCCAGACGCCTTAAGCCATGTATTATAACGGTCTAAGGGCCCTAAGATTCAAAAGTTGTGTTATGAAAAGAAAAATGTACAATAGAGTCGTCCATTTTCTTTGCTGGAGCCAAATGTTCCCGTGCCTTTGTGGTAGTGCTGGGAATTGAATACAATAAGTCGGTTATAAACATTGCCAACGAAAGCTACTTGTTCCCAAGTGTCTTTGTCGGGGCCTGTGTTTAACGCGGTTGGAAATGTAGCGGGGTTCTCTGGGTCCCAAGTGTCTATCTGTGTTTCTTTGTGTCGGTACAAGCCTGTTCCCGCAGATAGTTCTGGGTTAGGTGTCATATACACAACAGCAGAGTATAAACCGTGGTCGTGGTGAATAGGTTGGAGTTGTCCACTCACAGAGTATTGCCAGCAGCAGTTGTATTCACCGGGCCAGCGCGTTATAGGTCTGCCTAATATTTTTTCTTCAATGTGTTTCTTGATTACTTTCTGGTAATCCAGTGTCTCAGGTTCTGATTTCTGAGAAGGGAAATTACTGCCTCCGTGACCAAAGTCGCGGGTCAACGCTTCAGCTCTTACAGCATCCGGGTTGTGGAAAAAGTTATCGTATACCATTATCATTGGTTCTGGTTTTATCACAAGTATATCCTTAATCTAAAAATTGTGGCTTTGTTTAGAAGAGACCTTCGAGCCTGCTTGTACTGGGAAGAGGAATTCGGTTGAGTACCTAATAGCGTCCGACCAATGTTCTACTCCCTCTGATTTGTCTATGGTTAAGGTGTCAGGGTTGTTTTCTCTCCAAACAGTTCTTTCCATTGACTTTATTGTATTTTTACAGCGGGGATGGAAGTACATATTAATAGCACCATCACCTTTCAGTAGTAATCTGTTAACCGCTTGTACAGAGTCTGCCATTCCTGGGGCTCTGCTTCTTGCCAGTGTTTGTATACCGTAAGATTGTAGTATAGAGAAATCGGTACGGCCAACGGCGGCACTGGATTTCCTGGCGCGACCACTAGGGTCAGGGTAAGCATAAACCTTATGCCCTTTATCTATATACTTTTTCTTGATTTCTTTTGCGAGACATTCGGTATCTGGGTGGCCTTGGAATTCATTAACCCAGTGTATCTGCCCACCTCGTAAAGCGAATACAGAGGATGCCATAATCGAGACGTTAAAATCTATCCCAATATGAACATCTTCACCCGGCTCGAAGTAAGGTAGCTCTCTATCAACGTGCTTAGAACGCTCGAAGTTATAAAATACAGTATTACCTGAATCATCAAATGATGCTTCGTACTCTCGTTTAAACTGAAAGTGGTCTATAGTATGTTTAGTACGCTCGATTTCTTTTGTATCAAGATAAGGAGAGTCTTTGTAAGTATAGTGGTAAGAGCTCCACTGCGAATCCCTTTCTTCGAAATTGAACATCTCGTAGAAGTAATCCTTACCCATAGGTGTAGAGATAATTAAGGCTCTCCCTGGTGAGGGTGCGTTAAAATCTGTTGCTCTGTCTTCACTCCAACGGGTAGTAATACAAGGCTGTACTACTGATTCCCAGGATTCTTTGAAAGTAGAACCTGCGCCTTTAAATGATGTAACCTCATCCAGTACTACAAAGTATTGTCCGCTACCACGTAAACGCTGAGAGGCCTCGTAAGACCATAACTTGAGCGTCACATTTCCCGGAAAAAAGAAGGTACCTGAGTGTTGACTCATCTTATCACAGTAGTGTTCCATTCCCATTTGGTACGCTATTAAAGGGAAGTATATATCTACACATTGCTGGTAGGTAGGTGCTATGATTGCTACATTCTTGTTTGGTACGCTAGAAGGCATAGCCATTAATTCTTGTACGGCCAGTATAGCAGCAGTAGCGGCAAGATAGCTCTTTCCAAAGCCACGGCTTGCGCACACTACCGCGTATCTACATTTTTTTGTAACAAAGAGATCGTTGATAATCTCAGATTGTCCGGGATGTAAAGTCAGACTCATAATTTTCTCCGATCTCTAAGTTTAGTTTATATTATTTGTTTAAAGGTTTTCTTTATAAAACATTCGAACTAAATCGCTACAAATGTCTGAACGCACAATATCATCAAAATCAAATTCGATAACTGGGACTTCTATGTCGTTCTTATTACAAAGTTCTGCGAAGTAGGTAAGGTCTGATTGGCCTTTTAAATCTGATTGGGCTGGATCTCCCAAGAGTGCCATCGTTGTACCTTCACCGATTCGAGTTGTAATCGCTTTAATCTCTGCTATAGTAAGATTCTGTGATTCATCAATGATTACGAATGTATTTTCAAATGACATACCACGAATAGTTTCTATAGGTTGGATTTGGATTTGTTTACCTAACATATCTTCATAGGTAGACATACCGAGTCCTTCTTTGAGACAATTAAGCAAAGGGGCTAACCAAGGCGAAAGTTTGTCTTCAATAGTACCTGGAAATGCTCCTAAGGATTTACCTGTTGCGACATTAGGCCTTGAAAGTACTACTCTCTCTATTTTCTTTTCTAACAGCATTTTAGCAGCGGTCATAGCACTGACATACGATTTGCCACACCCGGCTGGGGCTATACCGACCACTAAAGGGTGTGTATGTAAGAAATGTACTAAATCCTCTTGTTTATCCGTTATAGGTTCAAACTTTTTACAAGGTGCTATGAATGTATCATTCCGAGGTTTAAGATTGCTTCTTAATTCGCTTCTTCTTGATTTAGCATTGCCTTCTTTTTTATTTTCTTGAACTTGTTTACGATTATTCTTTCGCATATATTACCTATATAAGTTAGTTAAATTATTTTTTCTTTTTCTTCTTTGGTAGTACTTTAGGCTCGACCTTCTTTTTCTTAGCGGGACGACCTACTTTCTTACCGTATGTACCGGGACCTGCTGGCATACTATTCTCCTCTGTTGTTAATTAGATGTGCTTATGTTGTCTTATTCTACAGGTGTATTTAAATACTGCGCTTACTGGATAATAAGAACTTGATTTTTTAGGGTATAGATTGAAACCATAGAAACCATCGTCAGATTCTATGTAGCAAGTTTGGAAATGATTTGACTTACTAATAACCTTCAAGTATTCAAACTTGTTAGGGTGTCTCACTGCTTCAGTTGCGGATTTCGCTTCTACAGAGGAGTCGTTGTTTATAAACTCTACTCGCGAGTTAAAACCCATTACTGTAGGTGTCTCACCAATGACAAACTGGGCGACCTTACTATGGGCCTCATTATCTTCTTCAACTGTAGGTGTTGTGTGGCTACAGCAGTCCCATACTACCCAACCCATTGCGGGTTTGTTTTTGAACAGTACAACATCCTTTATACTGGGTGTACCCGCGATCGCTGTCGGGTCATAGATTCTTAAGTTATCGATACGGTAGACTGCGCCTTCGCCAGCACCCCAAGAAGGGAAAATGAGAATCACATCAATTTTGTTTATGTCTAATCCAGCGTACTGTAAGTCTGATAAGTTGAAAGTATAAGTTTGCCACTGTCCATCTACGGGCTCTTCTTTCTCGTTGCTTTTAGCTAAAAGGTAATCTCCAGTGCTTGAAGAAGCATTTCCCCCTTCAACCTTTAAATTCCAAGTAAACTCAGATTTGTCAGCGGTAGGAGGTATTACAATCTTCATATCAAACTGTAGAATACCGTTAGCTGATACTGACTCAGCATTAACGAGATGTGGAATCATAGATAATAAGAGTATAAAAATTAATTTCACAATAGTTTCTCCCTGTTTTGCCGTAGCTTAGCTAATATAGCAGAAGTGGCTTGATAGTCTACAAGTTGTTGGCCTGTCAGCATTGAGCCGTCAAGTGGAATCATATTGTAGAGTCTTCTTTCTTCTGTTGCAATTTTGATGTCTATTAATTGCATATCAACACGATTGAATGCTTTCTGTACATCAACCTTGATAGAAAGAGGTTTTAAGTCTTCCTGCGTTGCGACATTCACAATCACCCAGTTACCCCAAGTACTTATGACACCTATAACAGCCAGTATACCGACTATGGCACCAATGTGATCTCCGGCTTTCATTTTAACCTCTTTTCTTTTAAAGTTTTCATTAGTTAATCCCTCAGGCTGTTGCGTGAAACACCTTTAACTTTCTCAAAAGTTCTCAATCCACCTAAACCTAATAAACCCATTAGTATAGGTAGCATTAGGGTAAGGTCTGCTTGTGGAAACACAATCGTTGGATAACCTGCTAATTGCGCTGCGAAGGTACCTATTGGTGCGATTAAGAAGTTCATAGCAAGTGCGAAACCACATATCCAAATGATGAATGGTCTACCGCCGGACACAAAAGTGCTGCTTGATTTAGCTGCTTCTTTATTTACTTCAATCTGTGCTAATTTTATATCTTGCGCATTTGAAGCTTCGAAAGTTGAAAGTTTGAATTCCAATTCTGCTTTATTAATTTTTTTATCGTTGTAATCCTTAAATGCCCCTGCCACTGTGGTGAGCACATCTCCGGATAGATATTTGATTATAGTAGATAGCATACCCTTATCCTTATTTGTTGTAGCTTAGATGTTTAGTCTCTGCTTTAGTTGTTTGGTTTGTTTAGACACACTAACACACACCTCTAATGGTCTGTTAATAGTCTTTCAATAGTCTCTTAGTAGTACTTAAGATTAGTCTCTTAATGGTCTACTAATGGTAATTAAGGATAATTAATATATAATTTATAGCAAGGATAGGCAGGGGGCTTCGCCTTCCTTCTTAAGTGGGCACTATATTTTATCTATATAAATCATACAGTTAAAATAGCTGATAATGTATGCTAGGTCTAACGCAATTTTGTGTAAAATAAGTAAGCTTACTCAGCTTCAAAGCGCTTCGCACTTCTTGCTTCGTGATAGTACCAGAGTGCTCCAGAGTGGCTCTCTCTTGAGTTTTAAGCCGTTTCTGATACCTTGGCTTCACTTTTATTTTGTTTAGCCTTTACTGCTCTATTAACATAAGCTGTATTGATTCGAACTCTATGACAATTACTACACAATAAAAAGCTATTGCGTATTGCTGCCCTAATCCTATCTAAACTCCAGCCTGCTGACAGAACGGAGCTCTTTACTGCCTTACTCACAGAAGAAGGATCCTTTGGTACCAAGTCAATGGCACAAGCATTCTCTTTATAACCACAATTAGAACACCCTAAGATGGTCTTGACTCTGGCTATGTATTTTCTGTGTTTGTTTAATCTTTTCCATTCAGACGACTTTTCTCGCCTGTTCTTCTTGTTTAGTTCAATTTGACAAATCTTACACGCCAGATTAAAACCATTCTTTCTTGCTTTGTTCTTGTAGAAGTCGTTGAGTGGTTTTTCAACTTTACAACGATTACATTTCTGGCTCCTCTAAATTATTTCCTATGATATATGTGTATTGGTAATTGATTGTCTCTGGAGGGGGCACTATTTAAAACACTCCAAAAAGGGTCCCTAATGTTGGCGCGGAAACCGTCCACTGATAGCCATTCGTGTTGGCGCGGAAACCACCCGTGGTCCTTAGTGCTAGGTAGGTGTGTAGCATTCAGAACATAGTACCTTACACTGGGATAACTCCTTTTCTATCCTCTTTGGTCCCCAGGAAGCATTAATGACATGCTTGGTCCCAAGGGATAAGTGTATGAAGTAAAGTCTCTTAGGATCATTATTGAAACCACAATCACTACAACCTCCACATATTGTTTTGTATCTGTGTAGGAGATTTTTATTACGGGCTACCCTTTCTTGCTTCTTTGTATCTTGCGCATATGTTGGTGCTGCCTTACTGACGCATCGGCGGCAAATAGAATTTCTTCCATTTTTAGCCCCTTTGTTCTTATAGAAGTAATCGGCATCTTTGGTTACGAAGCAACTACTACATTCTATATTATATGCGACAGGAGGGTTTGGTACTTGTGCCATCCGGGATTCTCTTTGACAGTCCTTACAGCTGTTGTTGCGTTTAGAAGCTCTTGCGCTGTTCTTATAGAACTCTGTTTGTGCTTTTACTACTGAGCATTTAGAGCACTCGTGATTATTCGTGTCCATGTAGATTCCTTGTGGTTATGTGTGATTTATGTGTGGCTCTCTGGAGGGGGTACTATTATGGATCCTTTGGTTTTCCTCCTTGGTTTTGAATGAACTCTAAAAATTGACTTTCAAAAAAGGGGATTAATTTCCAGGCAAGATGGGAGAAAGGTTCATTTTGGAAATGGGACCTATGCCCCCCGATTCACTTTTGACCACCGAAGTTCACTTTTGAACATCGATGAACACTCGTGTCCC